TACTGGGCACAGAACGAAGCGTATATGTGTCGGTCGGCTGAAAATGTTGTAAGACGTTTGTGTTTCAATAAGTTATGTACTGTTGGCTGAAATGGCGACACAAAACGAAGCGTTTACATAGGTTTAATTTCGGTTTACTTTTGGGGGCATAGGCCGGGGAGCAGGTTTGCGTAGAGTTTAATTCTTTGGGCTGTAGGTTTGCATCTACGGCCTTTTTTTGTGTCCATGCGGTAAATCCCTTTGTTTATGCGGCTTTAGCGCATATATGGGGCTTATATGGGCTTTGTCCGAATGTCATTTGAGCGATGCTTGAATGGCGTTATGATGTGATAAGGGGAGATGGTCTCAAAAATGTCAAAAATAGGTGCTGGGGTTACGGCTGGGGTTACAAAGTGGGGTTACATTTTCCGAAAAGTGGGGTTACACATTTAGGGTTTTAGGGGGTAGGATAGAGGGGGAGGGAAAAGGAATGTTTTAAGGGGTAGGGTGGGGGAAACTACCCATTTGTGATATAGGTAAAATGTGCCAGGTTTTGTCTAAAGCCTTGTGTTTATGGGACTTCTTGTATGGTATAATCCTTAAAAGAGGGGGTACACCCCTCCAAATGAGGGTACTAATGGTATTGGAGGGGTATATGTATGGTGTTATGGTTTACCACCAATGATAACATGAAATGGGTTTACCCGGCACTTGCAATATTTGAAGTGTCTGCATCCGATACATGCTTTTCTTTTTCAATAGTCATTTGTCGTATTTGTTCTTTTAATCGTCCTATCTCCTCTGCTTGTTCTAATAGCTTATTAAGTAATTGAGGGTCATTTGAATTTGGCGTTTCATCAAAACCTTGGTAATTGAGTGAACCGGTAGGGTCATCTTTTCCCGTGAGTAGCCAATATAGGTCAACTCCTGGGAATGTGTCAATTATCTTTGTCAGTTTGTCAGACCCAAGAGTCCCATCTTGACTCATGTTACTTATGTTACCTCTTCCAAGGCCACATTTCTCTTCAAAAGCTCTCATAGAAAGCCCTTTCTGTTGTGCAAGCCATTTCAGTCTATCTTTCAAATTTTCCATTCAGTGTCAAAAATAAATGCCATTCTATTTGGTGTGTCAAAAATAAGTGTTATCTTTGCAACGTGTTAATGAATTAACGAGCGGTCAAAGGTACGAAAAATGGCCGAGAATAACGAATTTTAGCAATTAAAGAATATGAACGACAGCGAATTAAAGGAGTGGCAGACACAGAGCGTGAAGCACAAGGTGGCGATGGTTCTGATAATGGACGGTGTAAGTTTTAGCTACACGGAAGAGGATGGCATCGTATTCACTGCACCAGAAAGTTATGTGGTGCGATTGATAAGACGGCTGATGTCCTGCTATGGATGCAGCCTGAGACCGAAGATAAACGAGGTAAAATGATTGAAGGATAACACGGAAGCCCCGTATGCTGCACTGGATAGTCAGCCACCGTACTGGGTAGTCGGTAAGGGTTAGCCTCGGATGACAGCGGGAAAGACCGCAGGAGTGGCACGGTTGCAGTGGCCGGAAAGTTGGAATAAGCGAAAGCGAAGAGCGTAGGACAGCCACGGGGTTCGACTCCCCGCACTCCACAAGTATAAAGACTAAAACAAGTGAGATATGAAAAAGTACATTCATGTAACAAAAGAGGTTAGAGAACGTTTGCTAAAAACGTTTGGGACATCTTCCGTGATGTTGTGGAAAGCCCTGTTCTTCGAGAGTGATAGCGAACTTGCACGTAAGATACGCAAGGCTGCTTTTGAAAACTATGGTATTCTGATGAATGACCTACCAGCGATGGAAACATTCCATGACTATGATGGTTATATGCGACAATATCTGCCAAATGGGGCAATGTTGGAATTTAGCCGTAACGACAATAGTGGAGATATCTTCTTCAAAGGAGTGAAAGTTAAACACTATGAGCAGGTTATGTTTTCGGATATTGAGAATATCCAAAAGTTCGCAAGTGCATTAAGGTAAGGGAGGCAGAATTATGGAGTACCACGATAACAGACTTTGCATCTCGATGCGGGAACTTGTGGACGGAGGCGTTATGACCGTTTCCAACTACAAGCAGCTCTCCGCACGCGGTCGCATAGATGTAGTGCGTCGTGGAGGAGGCTCCGCAAATAACTACGCGCTCATCGCGGTCAGCAGTCTGCCAGATGCCTATCAGGAGAAGCTCAAGACCCTGTATCCCGACCCCTCTATGGAGGTGCTGCTTGCTTGGCTTGATGCCAACTACGAGGTGGACCAGGCAGCCGTAGCCTATTTCAACGACTGGCGCACCCAGTGCGGACACGACCACGCCACCGATGCCCATGTGAAGGAGTATGTGACCAACGCCAGTGTACTGAACGCCTGCATCAAACTCTACAACAACGCTAAGGCAATACAAAAGACGATGGGGCAGAAATACGACTGGAGCATGATGTCGCAAGCCGTGGAAGGCTACCGCATGAAGACCGGACACACGCTGCCGGCAAGTATGCTGCGCTTCCGCAAGAAGGTGAACGAGTACCAGAAGGACGGCTACCAGTGCCTCATTAGCCGCAAGTTCGGCAACCAGGCAAGCCGCAAGGTGGACTACCGAACCGAGCGACTGATACTGTCGATAGCCGTGTTGCCCAACAAGCCGTTCAACACCAACGTGTGGGAAATGTACAACTCATTCGTGTGCGGCGAGCTGGACGTGTACGATCCCGAAACAGGCGAGCTGTTCGACCCTAAGGAATGGACAGACAAGAACGGCGACCCGAAGTCGCTGAGCGAAAGCACCATCACCAACTATCTGAACAAACCGAAGAACCGCCTGTTCATCGAGCACTCGCTTGACTCCTACACCACATTCATGCACGAGCAGATGCCCCACGTCCACCGCCATGCGCCGGAGTTCTCGTTCTCGAAGATTTCATTCGACGACCGCGACCTCCCGCGCAAGCTGAAGGACACCAAGGCAAGACCGAAGGCATACTATGCCTATGATGTTACGAGCCAGTGCGTGGTGGGCTACGCCTACAACCGCAACAAGAACGTGGACCTGGTGGCAGATTGTTTCCGTTCCATGTTCCGCTTGATAGAGAGCAAAGGGTGGGGCTGTCCTGCACAGGTGGAGGTGGAGAACCACTTGATGACGCAATGGAAGGACAGTTTCCTGAAGGCTGGCGTGTTGTTCCCATTCGTGCGCTTCTGCGCCCCGATGAACTCGCAGGAGAAATATGCCGAGCCGATGAACGGAGCCAAGAAACGCAGAGTGGAGCACCGCAACCACCTCGGCATCGGGCGCTTCTATGCCAAGGACCGCCACTACCGCACGGAAGCCAAGAAGGTGTTTGACGAGAAGAACGACACTTATGAGGACAAACAGTACTACAGCTGGGACGAACTCATTGCCGACGATATACGCGACATCAAGGAGTTCAACAACACCCTCCACCCGAACCAGAAGAAATACCCCGGCATGACACGCTGGCAGGTGCTGGAAGCCAACATGAACCACACGCTCCAGCCCATGGACAAATCGGTGTGGGCACGTTTCATCGGAGAGCACACCGAAACCTCCATACGCAGAAACAGCTACTGCAGGGTGGCATACAAGGACTGGTGGCTGAGCAAGACCGAGGTGATGGAACGACTCGAACCGAACAACTACAAGGTGGATGCCTACTGGCTGACCGACGAGGACGGCAACGCTACCGACGTGTACATCTTCCAGAACGACCGCCTTATCGACAAACTCGAAGACGTGGGCACATTCAACACTGCCGATGCCGAGCAGACTGACGAGGACCGCGAGATATTCGTGAACCAGCAGAAGAAGATAGCGGCTTTCAACGCATACGTCAAGAAGAACGCCATAGCAAGCGTAGGCATATCCAAGGCAGAGCCGACCGCCCAAGAGGAGGCAGCACCACCGCCATCGCTTGAACTTCCGCAGATAGAAGGAGAGCAGGAAATGGAAGTGGCCTACCACGTTTCAGACCCGTTGGCAGACCTTTAGAATAGACTTAGAACGATATTAGAACGACAATAAATAACGTGAGACAATGATAACGACTGAGAACAAAAAGCGGATACTGGAGGCGATAGCCGCCAACCGCACGAACTATCCGAGCGATGCCAAGCACGCAGCCTCATTGGGTATCAGCACCTCGGTATATAGCGCAATAAAGAACGGTCAGACCGACAAGGCACTGAGCGAGGCCAACTGGATAACCATCGCCCGGAAGTTGGGCGTGAACCTCAGAGGCGGCATCGAATGGAAACCGGCACGCACCGCCACCTTCGACTATATCACCAAGCAGTTGGAGTTCTGCCAGCAGAGTGGTCTGAGTGCCATACTTTGCGACATACCCAACATTGGCAAGACGTTCACGGCACGCTACTATGTGCAAGGACACCGCAACGCCATCTATGTGGACTGCTCGCAAGTGAAAACTAAACTGAAACTTGTGCGCAAGATTGCCACCGAGTTCGGGGTAGGCGGCAACGGAAGATACAGCGACGTGTATGAGGATTTGGTCTATTACCTCCGCTCCATCGAAACGCCGCTCATCATTTTGGACGAGGCCGGCGACCTGCAGTACGAGGCATTCCTGGAACTCAAAGCCCTTTGGAACGCCACCGAGAGATGCTGCGCCTGGTACATGATGGGAGCCGACGGACTGAAGGCAAAAATCAACCGCTCCATAGAGTGCAAGAAAGTGGGCTACACCGAGATGCTCAGTCGTTACGGCGACCGCTACTCCAAGGTAACACCCGATGACTGCAAGGAGCGCGAGAAGTTCTTGAAAGACCAGGCAAGCGTTGTGGCACGGGCGAACGCCCCCGAAGGTGCTGACATAGCTACACTGGTACGCAAGTCGGGTGGGGGACTGAGACGAGTTTACACGGAGATAGAGAAACTTAAAAGGGTACAGGCATGAAAACGAAGATAACAGTGACTTTTTCAGGCGGTAGCCGTCGGGTACTTAAATCACCGAGTGAGTTGGAGAATATAGATAAGAATCGTGAAGCAAAGTTTGTGATGGATAACCTACAAGTATATCAGGGTTATTGTGATGGCGAGGTTGATGAAGACGGAGACTTCTGTATCATGCAGACCATTCACGGCATAGGACTACCATTTAAGCGTCTTTTGGGTTGGTGCTATGTGACAACAGACATAAAAAGGAAAGGAGCACGAAGATGATAACGAAGATAGAAATGCAAGCGATGGACGCTGTAATTGGCATTTACCGAGAAATGAGAAAAGGCAATGAACCCAACTGGGAGCAGCGTCGGTATGAGGTGGCGAAAGATATTCTGTGTGCAATACTTGGGAATCCTAACTTGATAAATGGCATAAGTGAAGGTGAATCTGATAATGGCAAAGACAAGGCATACGCAAGAATGGCAGTGGATTTGGCGGACACCTTGATTGCCGAATTGAAAACGGAGAAGTGATATGGCAAAGCGAGCATACAGCCCCAAGGACGTGGCGAACATCAAGTGCAAGGCACTCCCATTTGAGGGACAATGGAAAGACGTGTTCGGCCAGCCGGAGGAGGGCGACACATGGTTTATCAGCGGACCCAGTGCCAGCGGCAAGAGTTCCTTTGTGATGCAGTTCGCCAAGATGCTCTGTGGAATAGGCAACGTGCTGTATGTGTCCTTGGAGGAAGGCGTGGGGCTGTCGATGCAGCGACGGCTCGCCCAGTTCAAGATGACCGAGGTGCAAGGCTCGTTCCGCATCATCACCGACGGAGACATCAAGGCACTGGAGGAGCGTCTGGCAAAGCCCAAGAGCGCCAAGTTCATCATCGTGGACAGTTACCAGTACGCATACGAGGCAGGGTGGGAGTATTCGCTGACCAGGGCACTGATAGACCGCTTCAAGCGCAAGACCTTTATCTTCGTCAGTCAAGAGGACAAAGGAAAGCCCATGGGAAAACCAGCCATCAGACTGAAATACGCAGCCGGGGTGAAGGTGAGGACACAAGGCTTCAGGGCCTACTGCCAGGGACGCTATTCCGGCAATGTGAGCGAGTACTACACCATCTGGGCAGAGAAAGCGGTAGAGGTTTACAACGACAAGTCTAACAACTAAAACATAACAGAGATGAAGAAGAAAGTTTATATCAGCGGGGCGATAGCCCACTACGACCTTGAGGAGCGCATGGCAGCCTTTAACCATGCGGCACGCTATCTCTCCATAAAAGGCTACGAGCCGGTGAACCCCTTTGAGAACGGCATATCGCAGGACGCACATTGGAGGGAACACATGAGAAGGGACATCGCCCTGCTTTTGGAATGCGACTGCATCTACATGCTGCAGGGTTGGGAACTGAGTAAGGGCGCAAAGCTGGAACTTGATGTTGCCAGTTCGTGCGGCATTAAAGTATTGTTCGAATAACATTAAAAAATAGAAAATATGGAAGAAAAGAAAGTACAACTGGTGTTTGAGTTTGACCGCTCCGAATATGATGCGTTTCTTTTTCTGATGGACCAGAAGAAGGACGAGGAGGCGGAACAGATTTGGGAGGCAATGAGCAAATCCCCTATCAAATGCGACTATAACGCATTTGAGGGAGAAGCCAAGACAGTAAAACTGATGATGATGTGCGCTGCCATAGCGTCAGTCAAGGAACTTGTAAAAGGAAAATGACCATGGCACAGGAAGTAACCAATTTCGCACGGTTCTTTGCGGCTTTCAACAAGTTGCCGTATAACGGCAGCCGTGACGAGTTCAAAAGGCAGATAGTACTGCAGTACACCTGGAACCGCACCGACAGCCTCCGTGAGATGACACGGAGAGAATACAACGAATGCTGTGACGCGCTGGAGAAGCTGAACGGTCAGAAGGACGAGCAGAAGAAACGCAGGAGCGAGTGCCTGAAGCTCATGCAGAAACTCGGCATCGACACCACGGATTGGACACGCATCAACGCCTTCTGCCAGGACCCGCGCATCGCGGGCCAGGTGTTCGCCCGGCTGAGTAACGAGGAATTGGAGCAACTTTCTGTAAAGCTCCGCTCTATCAGGCGCAAGGGCGGACTGAAGCCAAAGAATACTGAAGTCAAACCACAGGTGGACGTGGCCTATGTTATCCGCATGGACGCAAACACCCCAACATGCTGACAGATATGGAAAGGAAACAGGAACAGGCACTGAAGGTGCTGAGACAGCAAGTCCTCGAAACCTCCCTTGACATGGAGCGCGAAGAGGCCGCCGAGTTCTTCGGCGAGTTGGCCGACTGGGCATACGCACAACAGGAGGCGATGCTTATAGACGAACCCGAGATGCAGAACTATGATGAGGACTAACCCCATAAAAATACAAAGACATGGAAGAAAACAACAAGCAGACCGTTGAAATGACGGCAGAGGAGATGGCCGAGTACCGGGCATTCCAGAAGGCGAAAGCCAAGAAAGAGGCAGAGGCGAAGGCCAAGGCCGAGCGTGAAGAGTACAAACAGCTCGTGGACGAGGAGATAGAGCACTCCATACCCGTGCTCCTCAGCATCAGCGAGCAAATCAAGGACAGCAAGCAAAAGGTTATGGACAACTTCAAGACCATACTGGAGATGAAGTCCGACCTGTTCAAGACCAAGGTCAAGGACGACCAGCGCAGCCATACGTTCACCAACTCCGAGGGCAACAAGCGCATCACGCTCGGCGTGTATGTGACCGACGGCTACCGTGACACCGTGGAGGACGGCATCGCCATCGTGAAGGAGTACATCGCCAGCCTTGCCAACGACGACAAGACACAGGCACTGGTGAACATGGTGTTCCGTCTGTTGGCACGCGATGCCAAGGGAACGCTGAAGGCAAGCCGTATCGTGCAGCTGCGCAAGGTGGCGCAGGACACCGGCGACGAGCGTTTCCTTGAAGGCGTGCGCATCATCGAGGAAAGCTACCAGCCGGAGGTGAGCAAGCAGTTCATCAGGGCAGAGATAAAGAACGAGAACGGAATGTGGAAACCCATACCGCTCGGAATGACAGAATCCTAAAAACGAAGAGACATGATACAGGAAGTGGAGAAGAAACCCAAAGTGGCCCTGTGCCGGAAGTGCTACGGCATGGGACGGCTCCAAGACCGCGAGACAGGCGGGGAGCACACATGTGAACAATGCGAGGGAACGGGCAGAGTGACCGTCAGCGCGAAGATGACCTACGACATCCGTCCCTACAAACCGAGAGAAAGACAGTAAAAACAGTTTATGGCAAAGAGGCGAGGAGCAAGTTACCAGAAACGTGTCACCGACATAAATAGGATATACGACCAGCATGCCAAGAGCGGAATCAGCAACCGCGAGATATGGCGCAGGTTCGTATATCCTGTTTATGCTATATCCGAGCGGACCTTCTACAACCTCCTCAATGCCTCCTGCGACCCGAAGAACGAAGTGCCACAGGAGGCACAGACATTTCTTCAGTTTGACTTTGACGATGAACCGGGACGTACAGAAAATAATCCGCAATATCCTAAACGACATTAGGGTGGAGATGAGCGACGAGTTCGACAGGAACTTCGAGCGGCAGGCTTTCTTCAGCGAGGCGTGGCAGCGCAGGAAAAGCCCCACACGGCCGGGCGGTTCCATACTGATAGACACCGGCACCCTCCGCCAGAGCATCAGCAGCCGAACCACCGAGAACAGCATCACGTTCTTCACCACGCTGCCGTATGCGGCCATACACAACGACGGAGGCGAGATAAAGGTGACGAAAAAGATGAAGCGCTTTTTCTGGGCAAAGTATTACGAGACTTCAGGCGCGTTCGGGCGCAAAAAGAACGGCGAGCGGCGCAATGACAAGCGCACCGTCAGACTGGGCACCGAGGCCGAGTTCTGGAAGTACATGGCGCTGATGAAAGAGGGCCAGAGTATCAAGATACCGCGCAGGCGTTTTCTGGGCGTGTCGCCCGAAGTGGAAAAGGCTGTCCGTGACATCGTGGAGGAGAACATCACCGAATACTTTAATGTGGAATTTGAAATCAAGCGAAAATGAGAAAAGAACTTTATAACCTTCTTTGCAGGGAACTCGGGGCGATAGCGGAAATAAAACATATCGACCTGTGGAACCGCAATGTGGAGTTCATCGAGCAGGAAGAGGGGTGGGAGAGACCGGCCGTGTTCGTGGAGTTCGGCCCGATACAGTGGAAACCGGTAGTGAACGGCGTGGAATACCGTGCCGAGCCACAGATAACCCTCCACATCGTCACCGACTGGACAGGCGCTGCCAGCGAGGGCAGTCCGTTCAAGGAAGATGCGCTGGAAGTATTCGACCTGCCCGACAAAATCCACAGGAGGCTTGCCAACCTGGAAGGCGAGACCTTCGGAGAGCTTGACCTTGCGCAGAGCATCACTAACCATGACCACGAGGACATCGTGGAGACCATAGAGGTATATCAGTATGTCGCCATAAAACGGCTCTGATTTGCCCCGTATCAAACAGAAAGAGCGTTCCCGGCTGATTGCTTGGAACGCTCTTTTTATTTCGTCAGAATTGAATTATAACGCCGTCAGGCGGCATCGGTGAACAGCATCATGTCCGTGTAGTGCGAGCTGTAGTTCACGGTGGCGTTGAACTCCACCTTGTGGCAGTTCCTGAACGGATTGCCCACGGTCGGGTTTCTGCCCATCCACTCGCAAAGCTCGATGATGGACGACTTGTTGGAAGTAAAGTAAACGAAACGATGACCGGCAAGGATGGTCAGCACATCAAGGTAGTCGGCAAGTCGCCAGTACATATTATATGTACCCACATCGGTGGAGAGATATGGAGGATCGACAAGGAACACCACATTCGGCACGTCCTTGTATCGGGCAAACACTTCCTTGTAGTCGCACGATACCACCGTGATGCCCTGCAAGTAGTCCTCGCAAGTGGGGTAGTCAGACTTGCGTATGTTGTTATACAGAGCCTCCTTTTTCATTTCGGGAATGCTCATCTTGTATTTCATGGAGAACATCAGTCCTGCTGATATGGTGATGAAGTCGATGTACCCGACCTCACGCTCCTCCTGTTCCAGTCTGGCGAATATACGGTCGCGCAGCTCGCCACGGATGCAGCTGTGCTTGGGAATGCCTTCCGCCTCCACCATTTTGCGCAGGTCAGCCAAAAGGCGGTTGGTCTGCGGAATGTGCTGCAGGCGGTTTCGGTAGCCGTCGAAGTCGTTGTATATAACCGTGGCATCCGGCTTCTGGCACTTGGTGATGTGCGACAACAGCCCCGAACCGCCGAACAAATCCACGAATACCGTGTCCTCCGGATATTGCTTGAGAACCTTGATAAACTCACGCGCAAACATGCGCTTCTGCCCCACGAACGGTAGCGGTGCCGATAAATACTGCTTTCTCATGGCTACACGTTCAGTTCAAATCTCACGTTCTCGTTTCCGTCGAGCAACTGGCGTGTGTGGCTGATGTTGTTCTCGTAGATATGCACATTCGCAAGGTTCAGCGTGATGGACTTCAAAGGCAAATCTATTTGCCGAGCCATGAGGTAGAGGTGATAGATGTCCGCAGGCAAACCGAGGTTTGCGTCCGAGCTGCGTTGGTAAGCCGACACCACCAGTTCGCCGTTCTCTATCTGGAACTGGACGAGCGACAGGCACGGAGCCTGATTTGTCTCCGCATCGGTGGAGCCGAGGAACAGCACATAGTTCTTGCTGTTGCGCTTCTCGCGGTTGATTTTGGCGATGAGCGGCGGCAACTTCTCAAAATAGGTGGGGTAGGAGTTTACAAGAATGGCACCGCAGTAGTCCCACCAGTTGATGCCCACCTCGCGGTACTTCTCCACGTTGCGTTCGCCCTGCATGAAGAGCTGCAGCTCGTTCCTTAACTTCTTGCGTGCGATGCCGTGCCCCTCGAAGATGTCGAGCAGGTCGGCAGGGGAGAGCACCAGTCGCTCGTTGAGCAGATAGCGTATGCTCCCCTTCTTGTTTTGTTGGCACTTGCCCTCGGCAAGCACTTTCTGCAAAATTTGATGGTATTTGTTCATGACCGTTTTGAAATTGAAAACGGTGCAAAGGTAATATGGCAGTACTTCTCCACAACCAACAAGCCACCACGTTACACTGCAAGCAGATTGCAGTCGGTTTTGAAACGCCGTATGAGGTTATAGACCTTGCGCTCGCTGACGGCATACTCCGTGGCGAGCCTT